GCTGGTGCTGGTGCTGGTGCTGGTGCTGGTGCTGGTGCTGGTGCTGGTGCTGGTGCTGGTGAAGGTCGAGATGAATATCTTCCAACTTTTAGAGTACGAACACCATTTACTTCTTTCCAAATATCATCTAGTCTAGCCGCAGGACAGTTTACAGAAGTTGTTTTCCATGAAGCCCACGTACTCTGGTCTTTACGACCATTATTAATTGAATCTGAACATATTCTACCGCACCCTGGAACGTCTTGGTGAACAGATGTATCACTTAAACACCATCCATCAATTCCCCCATTTATTTGATATGGAATAGATAATTGAGGAATTTCCGATAAATAACCATTAAAATCAGTTGTCCAATCGGCCATGCCTGCATGAAAAAACCTTACTATAATTTCATCACCACCACCTTTTTCACTAAAGTATATGTCAAGTTTATACTGTTTATCTTTTATTAAATTTATCTTACCGTATCTCTCTACCATACCGTGTAACCCGCCATTATTAACAACTATAGCACCATCTATGGTTAAATAACTCATATCATCAGACGTGGTCCAAAAAGTATGTTCACCAGTAATTTTAGGTACGAAATATCCTTGCCAATGTACAGCATAATTATCTCTACTTGCAGTATACATATTCCCGGAAATAACTTCACTTGTACCAGTTGATATATTTGGAATGGAATTCGTAGTACCAGATGCCTGAACTATTTTATTACTAAAACTAGATATATTATCAAAATATGCACCTCTATAAAGAGACCACGTAAGAGTACCTGGAGTTATTTCTGATAAATAACCATTAAAATCAGTTGTCCAATCGGCCATGCCTGCATGCCAAAACCTTACTATAATATCATCACCACCACCACCTTCACTAAAGTATATGTCAAGTTTATACCGTTTATCTTTTGTTAAATTTATCTTACCGTATCTCTCTACCATACCGTGTGACCCGCCATTACTAACAACTATAGCACCATCTATAGTTAAATAACTCATATCATCAGACTCGGTCCAAAAAGTATGTTCACCAGTAATTTTAGGTACGAAATATGCTTTCCAATGTACAGCATAATTTGTTCTACTTCCACTATTACTGTCCCCGGAAATAACTCCACCTACGAATATATCACATCGCATGGACATATGTCCATACCATGTTTCTGGAATTATTCTAATATATCTGGCCTCAACGGGGGTATCAAAAAACACGTCAATCTGTGTATCTTTATCGGTATTTCCCGTGTATATCTTACCGCCATCAGCATTTGCCCATGTTCCAGACGTACCCTTGTACTGGACTTTGAACGTCTTAACCCATTGGTCATAGTATTTTCTCCCTTTAATAGCGATACCCGTAATTCTACCAACCACACCATTGTCGATCTGGTACCATTGACCAACTATGTTGTTCTGTGATGACCAACCCTGTTCAGAATCTAAACGCCCTCGACCGTGTCCCACACCAATAGCCTCACCACTCCAGATAGAAGATGCACTACGCAAAGTTTCTGGTGTATCTTTAAGCACTCTACCTGTACCAGTTGATATATTTGAAATGGAAGTCGTAGTACCAGAGGCCTGAACTATTTTATTACTAAAACTGTCTATATCAGAAAAATATGCACCTGTATAAAGAGACCACTTAAGAGTACCGGGTGTAAGTGGTAACGAATATTGAAATGTTGATTCAATATAATTAATATCTGATAATTTAACACTAAAATCATCTCGATTAAATGTAATATTTGTTGTTAAGAGTAAATTGTTGTCATCGTTAACTGTATTCCAGTATACTTTCAATTTATTTTCGCCAAATATTTTATCGTCAAAATCTTTATTTTGTATAAATGGGATCGTCACATTTGTAAAATTCTTACGATTATTAACATCTGTATTTTCAAGCCTATGAAGTTCAACCCCACTGGAATTTACTAAAACAAGTATCCATTTATTTACAATCCCTTCAATTCCACTTTTATTACCCCATGATATTTTGACCTCATCAATTTTATACGGTTCCCGATTTATGAGTCGTATACTATATATCAAAAAAAATATAAATAAAATGATTGAGACTATGAGTATCATTTTATATATAAAAATATTTATTTTCGATTTAATTTATTTTTATGTCGTTAATTTCTGGTTTTGTATTTACAGACGAATCTTTAGAAGAATTACTCACAATTGACCATACAAAAAGTGTGACTAAAATTAAGAAGGCTGTGATCATTCCAATTCCTTGGTAATCCATTTTTTTATATACTATATAGTATATAAAAAATGAGATCGTTTACCACTGTCCTGATGGAAGCACTTTTCATAGGTGTTATGTTACAACTTATAGTTATGGGTCTTACGAAATTCGTGTATAAGGGTACGGGTATGTTAATAATAGCAGGCGCGTTGATACATTTATTGTTCGAGTTTTCACCTTTCGGTAACATCAATGAAAAATGGTGTAAAATGATATTTAATTAAAAGTTTATAAGTTCATCTATTATATAATTTTTATCTTCTTCCAATCTCTTTAAATTTTCCGATAATTCGTCGTGTTGATTATCAATATCAATATTATATGCGTCAATATAATCTTGATAGAATTCACGTGCATCACCTACATCGTGACCCATATCCAAAAGTGCACCAACAGTGTATCTACGTAATCGGATACTGAGTTCGTGTGCCCGCTTTTTTACCGCATCCTCACGAACAATATTCGTTATGTTTCGTCGATGTGTGAGTCTTTCCATTTTTTTGAGTGTATCGTTAATCCTCGTATTTACATTTCGGAGTCTGATCTCCAGTTCGCGATCACGTATATCCGGTAACGGTATTTGAATCGGTGTCAAATTCACATTTATAAAATCCTCATAATTCGGTGGTTGAACCGAATCATACATGATAAAATTGTCGCCTTCTACAGGTGGAAGACGGGGTCGCGTTGAAAAGGGTGCCGGTAAATTCACACGTTCGAAAAAAACGTGTTCTTCTTCGTCCGATTCAGTTTCATCGTATTTCATATACTCGTGAACTTGTTTTATCGCGTCGCACATTTTAAGATAATCACCTTCAGAGATAATCTTAGAATTGAGGTCGATGAGTTGCATTAACGAGGTAAGGTGTTCCATTTTTATTACTTATTTTTTATTTATTTCATTACAACTTAGGTTTAAAAGTAGGAGTGCTTCAACGGCTTCTCCAATATCACGGTGTTTTATACAAAACCCGTTTTTTCCTTGACGACAGAGACAGTTTTCGTATAGACAATTTGGACGCATATTAATTGATTATTTTTTATAATCGCGTACTTAGGTTCTTATTTCACCTTCCTCGAGTTCAGAATCTGAATCGGAATCGGAATTGTATTCACTTTCGTCGTCCAAATCGTCGATGTTATCCGGTAAAACATCGTACAATCGTTCCCAATACACACGGTTGGAAATTTCGTAATCGTCCATAAAATCGTCAAACGAAATTTTATCGTTTACATCGTATTCGTCATCGAGGTACTCCTTCCAAAACTTGAGTGTCTTTTTCGTAATTTTACTCGGAAAGAGTTCGACCGTAAACGATTCACCGTTTTTATACTTACACTCACTAAGAATATCCATCTCGTCTTCAGTATACATATCAAAGAAGTATTCCAGGACGCCCACCGGTTTTTTGCGTCCCGGTGCGTTCGGTTCATAGTAGAAATCAATAAATTGGGCTTGACCGTACGACGTATCAATTTTTCTATTAGAAACACCGATATAGGCGAGATATTTATAGGTGTTTTTGGGGATAAGGGATTCGGGGTATCCAAAATCAGCGCGTAAACCGTATACTCGACACGTTTTACCCGATAATTCAGAGCATAATTCATTAACATCGGTGAGTTCGATGATAGAGGTACATTGTTTGAGAAGTTCGTGTGTGAGCATGTTTGTAGTTGTATATATTACATATTAGTCCCTAACGTTTAAGTCCATATCGTCATGTAACGTGTTGTAAAGTTCCGTCCAATCAATACACCCATTAAGGTTATATTGTTCGACAAAACATTTAAGTGAATCACGTCCAGTAAATTCATATTTAAAGTAGTTTTTCCAAAATTCAACCCATTCAACAGGGATATGTCGTGGAACAACTTTTGTTTTAAGGTGGCCGGCCAACATCTTCAAAGACGGTTCGAGAATACCCATACGCGTATCGTCGTCATACTTCTCTTCATATATAAAGTCGATAAGATGGACTTTATCGTTAAACGCGCTCGCACCAATATACGAAACGTGTGTGAGTTTTTTAGGATTACACTTATCAGGGAACGTGTGTCCGGGCTTAATACCCCAAACATTTGTTTGACAGGACCCAAAACTCGAAAAAATCCCGTCGAGGTGTTGTAGTCTGTCGAGTGTAACCGTTTGTTTTGTAAGTTCGTAAAGGAGAGACATTTTAGTTTAGTATTATAACTGATCGATATCACTTAAGTCTTCATTAAACATTAAAATTTCTTTGGCGACAATTTGATAAAATGCAATCTTATACGCGAGAAACCCAAACAGTGTTGCGCCCATATTAAATTCAAATGGTACATCGGCCGAATTCCACATGGATTCAGCTAATGCGAGACACGTCGGTACGAGTAACCGTTTATTTAATCCCGGTATTTTTTCAATATTATCTACATACGATGTAAGCGAATCTACATATATATACGAAGCGATTGTACCCAGACTTGCGGATACACCGTCTAAAGGTGTGTGAAAAATAAAGTGGTACGTTGATATGGCGGCACCGTATTGAAGCGTGGATTTTTTTAATTTAGATTTTATTTTTTCGTATTCGGTTAATCCTTCTTTACGTTTAATTGGGCATGTTATTTTGAGCGTGTTTATACAAATCATATTACATTCTATATGTTCTATTTTCTTTAATATTTTTGCATCTTTCAATGGATTCGTGTAAACGAACCTGTAATTCCACGAGTTTATCGTTATGAACAAATTCATCGGAATCGTCAAACGTACTTTTTTCCCGAAGTTTTGAAATCATTAATTCGAGTGCATACTTCTTAATTTCACAACTTTCATAGTCTTCGTATGCACAATCACGGAGTTCCGTATAATTTTCGCCATCTATCGATAAGCTTATTGAGTCTTTCAGATTTCTGTGCCATATTGTGTTTTCGTTTCGTGGGTGCCCCTGGACACACCGAATCACGGGATTCGTACCTGTTAAGTTTGTCCCATACGAGTATCTGTACGTCGTTGGGAAGAGTATTTGTCGCTTGACAAAATGCGAGTTTGTATTCATACGTGTGAAGCGCGATGTAGTCATCCATTTATATTTATATTTTTAGTATTTTGTTTTATACTTAGGTTCATTCATATCCTCTAAAATAATTGTTTCGTTTGCCTCATTTTTTGATATAATGTATTTTTTCTTCGGGGTTTTTTCTTCGTTTGGTTTTTGTTTTATTTGTGGGTAAATTAAATTACATACACTGGAATAGAATGTAAACATGTTATTTTTTACGATTATTTTTTTATACTATACATACAAGATGGTATCACTCCAGGAATTACCGAAAAGAGTCCAGTACATTATCATAGATTCACAATTTGTAAACGGTTCGAATAATACGTTTTCTGTGGATCTCACACTGGAATCAAATTTACACCTCGAGGAAATGTCACAGGTATGTGGCGTGAAACTCGTAGATTTTTACATTACACAAGTTGGTGAAAATGATCAGGATTCGAATCAGACAGATAATATAGCAAAATATGTCGATATCATATGTCCGGATATACCAAAACGTGCGCAAATTCTTGACGAACGTAAAGGTCAGGTTTTTGCACGTATCCCTTTAGAAAGACACTATTCTGGAAATTCAACTACCGTTTTAAGAGATAAACAATGGAAATCGTTTCAGAGACAAACTGAACTATTTAACCCTATATCCATACAAAAACTTAATTTTAACATATATGAGTTTCAGGATGATTTTGAATATGTTACATTACAACCGGATGCGTCTTGGTTTATGGTACTTGAAATAACGACCATAGACGTCAAAGAAAAACCGGTAAACCGCGAAGTTCAGATACTCGAGGCACTACACAAACTTATCGGGAAGATTGAAGATCTTAACGTAAATGTTAAAAAACTTCCAGATAAGGAGGATATCGAAAAAATGGAAAAGGAAAAGGAAAAAAAGAAAAAATATCCATTGAGCTATTTACTTTTATTTATAAGTTTGCTTATAGGTGGATTTTACTTTATAAAAAACAAAATTAAACCACCAGCTCTACCAATGGGTCTACCAATGGGTCTACCAATGGGTCTACGACCTGTTATACGACCGCCTTTTTAACGACTCGTCTGACTACTTTCTTCTTTGGGGCCTCGACTGGAGTCTCTTCTGGAGTCTCTTCTGGAGTCTCTTCTGGAGTTTCGACTGGTTCAGCGACTGGTTCAGCGACTGGTTCAGCGACTGGTTCAGCGACTGG